ATCGTCCTTAGATATGTTTTTTGCCGTAGCATTAAATGTAATCTTAGTACCCTTGGTTGCGAAACGTTCTAAAGTTTCTGCTCCAGTGTGCCATGCTTCACAATGCAAATATGTGGGTATCCTGCTTTTTTCACCAGTACTTTTGGTCTTTCTGTAGGTATATGTGACCACTACAAATTCAGCGAGTACAATATCGCCTACGATGGACGTTTGTGGGTTTTCTGTAAAATAACCTGTAAAACAGCAATTATTCATATTTTCTCCTATCTTAGTATATTAGCTGTGACAATATAAAAAAACAACTTTTATATTTCGTAAATTTTATCAACAATAAAAGACGTATCGTTTCCTGAAACAGACCCGCAAAAGATTAGATTGTTTCCCTCATATAATATATATTTATATTTAGCCTTGACTTTTGGGAATATTATAACGCTGTCTAAAAGGCATGTTTCATCTTCAATTGTAAGAAACGCCATAGTTTTACCCTTGGAGTCACCTTTAGTAATTGTGTATTCAGCGAGCCTTTGTATGTTTCCTGCTAGGCAAAGACTTTTGCCCTTCTTGCCATTTACTATTTGTTTGCACGTAGTATTGGCAGCGGAGGTGTCTGCTGTATCTATTTTTGTTAATGTAACTGGGCATCCTAAAAATCTAGTTTCTTGGTCAACAATCCAGTTGGGATCATCTTCTAGGCTGTATGGTGGATCTATTAATAGTTGTATCTCATTTTCTACAATTTGTTTTCTAGCTATCTTACTAGTGCCGCCACCTTCTTTTTTTGTTGGAGCAAGAGACTTTAAGCAATGAATGAAATCCTCCCACCTGCACTTATCATAATTGTTTTGAATCCAAGTTTGCTCCGCTTTGGTTAATGTTCTATATATTTCATAATCATACAATGCTTTGTTTCTACTAATTTTACCATTGAAATCTCTAAAGAATCCAACAGATGCCAATGCTTTAAAAGCTGTTGAGGTTATCTTGGGCGCAAAGAATAATAAAATTTCTAACCATGTAAATTTCTTTATCTTTTTCTTACGTTCGTCTTCTGCGTTCTTTATCCCTTCTACTACCCTGTCTCCTGTTTTGCCAGTAAGAGATTTTATATCTTTAATCCCAAAGTATACCTTGTGATTTTTGACATTAAACTTGTCACAAAAATTAATAATACTTGGCGTTCTGGCTTCAATGTCAAACAACTTTGCTTCTGACAATAATTCATATACTTCTTGGTGTGGATCTTGTTTTTCGTTTGCGTAGTAAAGGTATGATAAAAAGAATTCTTCAGTATTATGAGCCTTTTGGTAGGCGCTCCAATAAGAACAAACAGCGTATGATATGCTGTGAGATTTATTAAAAGCATACCTAGAAGACTTTTCAATCCAGCTAAATATTTCTTCTGCCGTATCTTTATCAACCATTCCTGTTTTCTTAGAACCTTTGATAAACTTAGTTTTAACTTTAGCCATCAAGTCGGCTTTTTTCTTGCCGATAGCTTTACGCAATTCGTCTGCTTCTTGTAGATTAAATCCTGCGACCTTTTGAGCAATACGCATAGATTGTTCTTGATATACAAGCACTCCATACGTAGGTAGTAAAATTTCTTCTAAACATTCATGCAAATATGTAACCTCTTCCCTCCCATGTTTTCTGTCAATAAAGTGCTGACTCATAGATTTACCATCCACGAAAGCTTTTAAGCATCCGGGTCTGATAATGGCGATAAGTGCAGACAGTTCTTCAATATTATGGGGAGAAAGTTTTTTTGACCAAGACTTACCAAGATTGCTTTCTAATTGAAATACACCCTTGGTTTTACCGTCTTCAAATAATTGCCAAGTCAGCTTGTCGTCATAATCATTTGATGTATAAGTTTCCATTTGCAAACGCCTTATCTAGTTCAATGTTCTGGTAGACTGCGCGATGAGTCTTCAATAGTTTTATAAATATATTAGCTGTGTCTTTGACATCTTGCAACGCATCGTGTGCATTTTCTTTACTCAATCCCATGCGATCTCTCAAGGTATCCATGCTAATCGACCTAATACTTGGGTCGCCTTCAGTCCACATATGCATATTATCCATAACATCGCATTTATGAATTTTACTAAAAATCTTTTGCTGTTGCCTACCTTCATCGAATGGTCCATACTCTTTACATAAGCGATTAATAATAATCATATCAAAGCCAATGATATTAAAACCTACAGGAATAGGGTTAAAGAAAGGGTCTTTTTTCCAATTATACTTATCTACAAATGTGCAGAATTTTTTCCAAACTGATTTTAACGTAGGAGCTTTAGCTAAATCTTTTCTATTCTTACCAGTAACTTTTAAAGCCCCGTCTTCAATAGGGTCTAGACCAGCAGCTATCGCAGCTTCGTCGTTAAGTATGGGTCTAATTTCACTATTAAAAGTACCTTTCATAGATAAGTTCCTACCGTCTAGTGCCAATGCTGCAATTTGTGTAGGTTGAGTTTGATGAGGGTTACGACTTCCTGTCTCAAAGTCGAATACGATAAAGTCTCTGTTAGCCATAATTAGTCCTTCTTTTCTAGTGTCTCTAGTTTATTAATGCTTAAGTTATAGCAGTCTGCTTTAACCTTAAAATTATTACTTGGGTCTATCTCGCCTTTCTTGAGTTTTCTGGCTTGCTTAAAATACTCAGCCTTGTCCTTTTGTCCTAATACCCACGCTTTAACAGGTCTATCACCTTGAAATTGTACTCTTACAAAAAAGTAAATATCACATCTTTGTTTTGTATTATAAGCAGCTACTGAACAGTCATAGTTTGGTTTAGGAGGACTTGTGCATCGCTTGGTTTTTACATCATATGTTTTACCATCACTTACAATGTCAAAATCATAAGTGTTGGCTTGAACTCCACCAAGATGATTCAAGGCTATCAATTCTCCTATAAAACCAGCAATGTTGCCATCGCCTTTTGTTATAGAGTTTTTAAGCTTGCCCAGTTCTCTTGCCATACTTCTAGCTTTAACTCTCATATAATCTGTAACTTCAACCTCTATCATTAGTCAATTCCTTAATTTTCATTAGCTTGTCTAGTAGATTAATTCCTAGAACATCAAATTTTACATGACCTAGTGCTTCTAGATCAGACATTTCTAATCCCGCCATTTTCTCCGTAGAACCTTTCTGTGCTACCATTGGGCATACGTTTTTTAATTTATCTTTAGATATCACAACGCCAGCTGCGTGTTTACCTTGAGTTTTGAATGTACCTTCTATGTCGATTGCCTGCTGAAAGTATTCAGCGTAATCACCTTCAAGCTTTCCATCGTCTGTGATGTGGCAAAAGTCTCTCAATTCATCTGCCCTATTGATTAAGGCCCAGCGTATAATTGATCTGTCTTCATCGTCCATTTCTGCAAGTTGATCTGATATATCTGCCTCATTAGGTACACTCTTAGTTATAGCATTCATCTCACTAAAAGAACAAGCTTCATTTATGCGAAGTACTTCTTTTATAGCACTTCTTCCTTGTAGTCTTCCAAATGTAATCATCTGACTAACATGCTCATGACCATAAGTGTTCTTTAAATAATCTATAACATCGTCTCGCCTCTTACCCGGAACATCCATGTCAATGTCGGGAAGAGATACATGTCCACCAGTGTTACGACCAGCATTATAAAATCTCTCAAATAAAAGATCATGTTCTACTGGGTCAATCTTAGTAATACCAACGAGATATGATATTAGACATCCAGCGGCAGAACCTCTTCCCGGTCCAGCTAAACATCCCATATCTTTTTCTATATGCCTAATGATATCTTGCACAATTAGAAAATAGCCAAACAGATCTGCATTCCTAATAACTTCTAATTCTTTATGGAATCTATCCCCATATATCTTTTGCTTATCCTTATCTTTTCCAACTTTTGGTTTAAGTAAATCTGTATATCCCTTTCTTGCCATTAGGGTTAGATAGTCTTCTTGAGACATGTTGTTGGGACATAAAAAGTTTGGAAGCATGGGAGGATTTAATATTTCGTAATCTTCGCACGATTCATATATATGCTCTAAGTCTTTAGTAACCTTGCCCGCTGTTACACATTTGTTATCTTTCTCGAAATATTCTAAAACATCAGCATCTAATTCATTCTTTCTAATCTTAGCATTAATCTTAGGAAGGGTGGTTTTTAGTGCAGAGCATAATAAAACTCTATGTAAAACTGCCTGTTCTTTCTTGGCGTAATAGGAAGGTTTAATACTGTCTTTAGATTGTTGCAGTGCGATTAAATTATTTTTACTAACAATATCTTTAGCAATATCCGTAGGCATATTCCCATTCTCATCTGTCATGGAAACCATTTTTATTAAATCGTACCAACCTTCTTTATTCTTGGCATACACCGTGGTGCTGTCGAACGAGCATCCAATAATTGGTTTGACTCCAACTTTCTTGCAGGCTTGATGAAAAGATACTGCGCCAGATATAGACTTATAATCAGTAATTCCACACGCAGGATAGTCATTATCCGCACACATCTTCGCAAGTTCGTGTGGCTTAGAAAATCCTTTTAGTAAACTGTAATGTGTAAAATTCTTCAATGGGAACCAATTCAACGTGTTCTTCTCCATTCTTCAACTATGTAAAACTTTTTCTTCCTTTACTAATTGTACCACCTGTGTAACTATTTTACAATAATGAATTGATTACCATCTATTGTTAGTGACAGATTATGTTTATTAGTAAACTCGTCAACTGCTCGTTTTGGACCACCAAAAAGTTCTGGTTTATTCTCATGATGCTTGTCGTGCCATCCGTAATCGTCGCCGCACAAGAATCCTCCATTTTTTATTAATGGATAATAATGATTTAAATCCTCTAATACATTCAAATAACTATGGTCTCCATCTACATAAACCCAGTTGAAAAAACCAGCAGTAAATTCAACGTTAACAGAGTAATCTCTAATAATATGCACATTTGCATGATCTTTATATTTGTCCACTACTTTATGGTATATCTCATCCATCTCACTTTGTTTTATATTATACCATCTTTCAACATAGCTTTGAGAAACCCAAGGGTCTATAAGATATAGTTCTTTAGGATTTTTCTTCAAAATTTGCCAAGACAAATATCCTCTCCACACTCCTATTTCTGCGCATATAAAATCAGGTTTTATAAGATCAAGAACAGGACGGCGTTTCATTAAGTCTTCAAAAGCTTGACGACTACGTTTCATTTATATTCTTTAGATGGCAATGGTGGCAATGGTCTTTTTACAGGCTCTTTAGGTCTAGGTGCGTCTGTTAGGGGGTACGACTTGATTTTTTTGGTACTCATTTATTTTCTCCTTTATTTTTGGATAAAGTTTAGAAATTGCAATTTTACTAGCCTGATTATCAGATGGATAATGAACGCCCTGCAATACTCTAGCTAATCCACAATAATCTGACAATTTAAAAAATATTTCTTTGTGTTCTGGATACTCGTCAGAAGCAATGTGGGCGGCTAGCTCAGAATACATTGTGTGACCACTAGGGTAAGATGGTGTATGGTGAGTTTCTGTATGAAGAACATTTATTTCAATACCATGATATGGTGCTATCTGGTCAGGTCTTGCTCTATTAAAATAATATTTTAAAGCATACATATACTCTTCTGCTATATTATAATAAGTAGCGAATGTTGACTTGGGGAAAGTTAGCCCTTTAGTTTCTAAGAATCTATAAAACAAATCTAGAGGTTCTTTATCTACCGCTTCTACCAACATTAACTCTGATTCAGTTCTTTCACCAGTAGCGCTACTAACAACCTTTAATTCTTTAATGGTGGTGATGCTGTCGTTTTTTGCTGGTTCAGTCAGTATGCTTTTTAGATCTAACCCCTTGACAATACTTAAATCATTACCATATGATACAGAGCGTTTGAGATACCCTATTTCGTTGATATTTTCTTTTCTGCTTAATATTTTATCTACATTACTTATTAATGACATTTTTCTTATGCTCTGTAAAGTCTTTGTTTAACCTACGAACTAATCTAGTACCAGCCCTACGCCTAAAGCATGGTAGTATACCATGTATACATAAGTATACACCAGCTTTAATGCAACATAAACCATGACCTACTGCGAATTTAAAATGCTCCCAGTAAGTCATGTGATTATTTTTTAAATGATCTTTCCACCTTTTTACCAAGCCTTGCATGACCAATACCTAGCTTTCCACCTTGGACCCGGATTGTCGCAGTTGTGTCTAGCTCTAAAATTCTTACGTCTACCCGGATCGCTTTTTTTAATCTTCATGTTAGGATCACCAAAGTTTACCTTAACGACATTGCCTTTATCATTTTTAACGTAAACACTTCTCTTCTTTGGACCATCAGGTGTTCTAAAGGGTTTTCCAAGCTGCACTTTTCTACCTTGGTATTCCGCTGCTTTTCCCTTGTATATTAAAGCTACGTCATCTTTTTTATAAACGCCTTTTCTTACGTATGTAAACTGTTCTCCAGTTTTGGGGTTTTCATATTTGTATGCAGCTTTTCCCTTGCGAAGCATCTCAAAATCTTCTTTAGTAACCTTGCCATCTTTATTTTTGTCAAGAGCTTTCTTCTGCTTTTCAGAAGGTTCTGATTGAGCTTTCTTCCAAGCTTCTGGGTCTGGTCTATCTTTGTCACCCTTCTTCGCAGGCTTATAGTTCTTACCTTCGCGTTCTTTTTTCTTTCGGATATTTTCCCATAAGGATGCAGCGTCATATTCTTCTACCTCTTCACCAAAGTCTTCATACTCTGCTTCTGCTGGTAGATAAAAATTTTCTTCTGTTAGTTCTTCTGTGAATCCATAAGTCTCTAGATTGTACTCACGGTCTGCATCTTCTATGTTAAACATATTCTATCTCCCTTAAGAGTTGATTGTATAGCTTTATTTAAAATAATATCTATACTTCCATTTGGTATTTTGTCTTTAAAATGTTCATAGCATCCAGTAATCATTTCGTGTCGTGGATCTTGTGTAAGTTCTAACCATCCTACGAAATAATTCCATATTCTATCTTCTAGCACTAATGGATATTTAATTCCATCAGGTCTGTTGAATCTATGTACCCACTGAAAGTTTGGAACACATACGGCTTTACCGCCATATTTTCTAAACTTTTCATGAATGTATCCTTCTTCGCCACCAAAACCTTTAAAATGTGGATTGAAACCTCTCCAGTTTTTAGTCTCACAAGAGAATACACCTAAGCCCTGCATTGGTATTTCAAAGGGTTTGCCAGAACGTAAGCCCTCATGATTTGTCTCCCACTGACCGTACATTGCATGGCTCCAGCCAGCTTTAAAATGCGTAGAGGCATTTGCTGTGTCTAGCCCGTCATAAACTAGTGGTCCATGAACAATGTCTTTGCAATCTGGATTTTGATTATAATATTCCAAAAGTGCATCTAGGGCATTGGGCATGAACAAAACGTGACAATCCATTGAAATTGTATACTTTCCCTCGGCATTTCTAAATATTTCATTCCTAGAAGCAGTACTAGTCTTCTCTGTGTATGGTATATACTTGCAATTTTTTACCCATCCAGATAAGTTTTTGCAGTCTATGCCATGAGATGACGCAGGGTTATTGTCTATAATAATAATCTCTACATCATCTCGCTTACACACTTCGTGGTGCATCTTAAGAGATTGTACAGAAAAGTATACGCCATGATAATCATCATAGGTAGACATACCAATAGTTAATAATTTAGACATTTATCACCCCGGAGCTTCATAAAAACCTATGTCGAACCCATCTCTAGTGCATTTCTTAATTGTTTCGTCCATTCCATGCTCTTTAATGTGTTTCTCTATATAAATACACATATTGTCGTCCGTGTCCTCCCATTTGGTTTTGCAGAAATGGCACAATCTAGTGCATTTCCAGTGGTTTCTGTTGGGATCGAGGGGCTTGGGGGCAATATTTTGTCTAATTTCTTCAACCCTGTTTTTAAGCATTTCTAAGAATCTTGCTTCGTCTTCTGGAGAAAAGCACAGACTAAATGGTGAAGGGTCAGGATTGCCGTCTTTATCCTTATAGAAAAATATACTCATAATTCTGTTTGGGAATTCTGGATATAATTTAGAGATAGCATAATAATACAATAATAGCTGTGGATCATTCTCTAGCTTCTTGTAATCTTTGACCTCTCCGGTGGTCCAATCCATCCTCCTGCCAGTTTTCCAATCTACTACCTCTATCGTGTCATCATTAATTTTAGTTACGAGGTCAATTGTACCTTTAATTGCGAGTTGTCCTTGAACCATTTCTCCGTCTCGTTCATACTCAAACTTAGCCCAATCTTCTTCAATTGGTATGTCGAAGTGAGGTTCTGGATAATGTATATCTCTCAGCCTTGGGTCAAACTGACCATCGCTGTGGTTTAGAAAACACCATGCTGTTGTAGCTATTTCTCCCCTATCTTTATTGTTGAAGCTATGGGGGGAACCCTTTTCATAAGAATCTATACTGAGATCAATCAATTTATTTACTAATTCTTCAGTATGTAGTTCTTCTTTTCGGCACTTAAACTTACCAATAGCATCGTCATCAACCTTTAAAAACTTGACTTTTGGCTTATCTTGTTCATATTTCTTTAATCCAGCCAAGACCTCCATTACCTTATGAACCATTGTACCCATGTCTGCCTTCTTCCCACTTTTAGACTGATAGCCCAGCACATACGTCATAAAGTATTGCATTTCACAATATCCATAATTATTGTAGCTTGACGATCTAATGTAAGTTACTAACATATTATTGACTCCAAAGTGTTGAGGATTGGTTTAATTTGGAGCATAGTTCATCCAAAGTCATATCGTTGTTATTAATAATAAGGTCAAAGCGATCCCAATTAAATTTATGTCTATCTAACGAACATTCGCATACATGGTTGCTATCTAGTAGGTTCCTGTCTAATCTAATGACCTCACCTCCAGCGTCATGTATTGCGTGTACTTCGTTTTTAAATCTTACGTCAGGTATGACTGCAATTGAAGGTTGTTCCTGATTTATTAACTTAATTGTTGCATCGACCCACACCGTGTCTTTAATCTTTCTCATAACGTCAGTGCCTAGATATTGTAGAAACTCTCTGGCTGTCATATTGACATTATCTAAAACGTCTTTATCTTTCAGTGAGCTTCCTCCTGCTGGGTATGGTGTAAATGTATTCTTATCTTCATCTGTCCCATATACCTGTTCATGTTTCAGATCAAATAAATCTATACATATTTTCTTTAAGTAATCTGCAAAATGATAAACCTTGATAAAGGGCCACATATTGCTTTCAGCATAGTCTACAAATACGTCATCTTTTCTTAGAATGTCAAACACTCCCCATCCTTGTTCTCCGTTCTCATTGGTTGTTAAGATTGTTAACTCTCCACTTTCATTCAGCCTAAAATCTTCTACCATCCCTTTTGATTTTAGAATATCTCCATTGATATAATTAGCGACTGTATTTTTACCAGACTGTTTACGTCCTGATATTCCAATAATTTTTGTCATTAGTATGTACCCTTCAAATTAGATAATATGTTATTTTTAATATCCTTAATATTCATGTCTCCAATATCTTTGCTAGCAAGCTGTGGAAAAGTTATTTTATACATCCTTGATAATTGTCTTTTAATTTGGACTTTAGATTCTCTGCCCGCCTGATCGTTATCTGTTAATACAACTAAATGGGTTATAGGTAGGGTCGCTAGTTTCTGCTCTTGTTGAGCCGTAAGAGTTTTACCAAATATGCTTACGGCATTGATTACTCCAGCCTCATACATCTTCCATACATCCCCTTGACCCTCTAGTATATATAAGCAAGATGTTTCTATGGCCTTATCTATTGCTCTGTGAAAATTGTAAAAATAATTTCTCTTGTTAAAGCCCGTGGGGTAAAACAAAAACTTGGGCATTTTATATTCTTTTGTTGATCTGCCGATTGTTGCTATTACGCTTTTGCCAGTATCGTTATGAATAGGTATTACAGCTCTCTCCTTCATTATACCATTTTGATAACAATCTCCCACTTCAAAATGTTTCATTGTTCGCTTTTTAAAACCTCGACCAAGAAAATATTCAGATGGGTGCTGTAGATTGCAATCAAGCTCTATTGGGTTGTCTACTATAGTCTCTGGTTTATGAGTTAATATACTAATGATATCATAAAATGGTTCTTCTTCTTCGGGCGGTGCTGGCTCTGAGTCATTAGTGTATCCTCTTTTAATATTTAGGGTATCGCAAGCCCACCTTAAAGCATCCTTGAATTCTATCTCTTTTCCTGTTTGCTCAGATAAAGCCCCTTTGATTAATCCAAACATATCATTACCATATTCTGCCTGACAGTCTCTAGTCCAGCACTTCCATATACCCTTGTCTCTAGAGAATGAAAAAGCTCTAGGATTGTCGCTACCGCCATGTACTGGACATGTACAGTATATATTGTCAGAAAAAGCCTCGTAATCCATCCCTAGTTTTTTAAAGACTAGTTCTGCATTATCATTCAGTTTCTTCTTGATCTGATTCAAGTTCATTTTTGACCTTATCTATGTCCTTAACAAGACCAGTATCGCCTACTGGACTGTCTTTAATTTCGTTTCTAGTTTGTAACTCCAACAATCTAGCGTATGACCCCTGCATAGTCATATTGATATAGTCTCCATCGTCTAATCCAGAGCCATGACGAGCAACAATCGGGACTAATTTTCTATTGCCTGCGTTTGGCCCATCCTCTGCAATCTCTTCTGGAGATTTAGCCTTGAATATCGAGAATGACGTACATAGCCATATCAACCTATCAGAGCCACTAACTGCATCGGTACTCTCTTTGGTAATCCCATCTCTATTTAATTGCACAAATGAAAGACATGGTATGTCCAACTTAACGCACAGGTTATGTAAGGATGTAATTTGAAATCCCAACGCTTGATATTCTTGTATATTATTAGTAATAGAAGACGAAGACATTAACTTAAGATAATCATAAATAATAACACAATCATTGGTCTTTCCTGTTTCGTCTGTCTTTACTTCTTGTACAATCCATCTTTTGATCATATTTAGGATTTGTTCAAAAGGTTTGCCAGCCACGCTGACGTAGTTGTATGGTATTGATTCTAGCAACTCAGCAGCTTCTTTAACCTTTTCGTATTTATCACTATCGTCTACAAATTTACCAGTTGAAACCTCATTGATTGGTACACCGCTAATATTTGCAAGAAGTCTATTGAGATGGTCTTCTTTGGACATTTCTGTATCAAGGACAAGTACGGGTGTATCTAATTTAGATACGTTAAGGGCAACATTATCAGCGAATACTGATTTACCAACTTTGGGTCTTGCAGATACAAGGTCAACGCATTTTCGTCTAAGACCACCCCCAATGGCTTGGTCATATCTAGAGAACCCCGTGGGTATACCAATGATATCACATTTATTTTCTGAGAGGAAATCCACATAGTCTTCTATCCCTTCTCCAATTTTTTCAGGATGTTCTCCACCATCGTCTTCTCTTAAGAAATCTGTTACTGGTTCTTCTAGTACCTGTATGATCTCATTAATACTTTCAGACCCATTAACACTGTCAATGTCTTTGTATACTTTGGCTGATAGTTTTTTAATCTTACGTGCAAACTCAAACTTTTTAAGTTGTATGGCAAAGTTCCACACATTGTCTTTACTAACTGGAAAGTCAAAAAGAGATCTAATGTATTTTAATTCTTGCTTTGTGTTTAATGTCTCAGTATAGTTTAATTGTTCTGCCGCAGACAGCAAGGATGCAATGTCTACAGTTTGATCATTTGTAATAACTGTTTCAACACAACAGAACAACATCTTGTTATTGGCGTGAAAAAAACTATCTTTTGAAATTATATCTGACACAGCGACATAGCCATCTACTCCATGCTGAAACAGACCAGCCAATACAGCTCTTTCAGAGCCTATGTCCATCAATTTTTCTTGCATCAAATACTACCTTCCAGTACAACGATCACACCTATAATACTCTCCGTACACTATATTAGCATTGACTTTAAATTTTTTACCACATGCGTGGCAAACAACTTGCTTTTTCGCTGGAGGTTTTCTGTTTCTAGGGGTTCTATTTACCTCTGGAGTTGTAACATCTTTGGCTTCGCTGCCTGTGTCAACCCAAGTGTTTTTCCTAGCGCGTACTGGTTCTTTTCTACCATTTGTTGGTAAGCCGCTATCTGTTTTCTTGTGCATTGTGAAGTCTTCTGCATCCTTGGCTCTGCTCGTTTCAGGTTTTTGTTCAACAACTCCATCTACAGCTTCTGAAACTGGTTCTTCATGCTGCCACCTAGACTCAACCGTTCCTTTAACATGATCACCAACAAGTGCTTTTAGCAAAGCTTCTCTTTGCTCACTTGATAAGGTTTGTATAAAATCATCCATACTCATAATCTTTTACCTTTCTCTAGTAATATATCTGCTTTACGTTTAAGTTCATATACCTTGCCCTCCATAGCCTGAATTCTAGTCTCTGCAATTTCTCTATAATGATCTACAGTTCTAGCAAATTCATCATTCATTACAATTAACTGTCTGCGCATATCGTGTTTAGTATAAGGGCTAAATTCATTCATATTTTTAGCTACCATCTTATCAAGCTTATCATTACACCAATTAAGTGCAATCTTTTGCATATTTAATTCATCTTGTAGGTGTGTAGAGTAGCTATAAAGTATATAAGCATAATCAAATGTCTCTTCTCTTGTAAGAATACTCAACGTGTCTCTACTAGCATTAGCTGCCTTGTGCCAATCTTCATTAAACTTTTTGTTAAACCTAGCATTACTAGCATTTAAAAAATCATCTACCATCACTCTTAGTTCAGCTAATTGCTCATTCGCCGTTTTCAATTTGTTCTCTCCACTGTTCATCTGTATCAGAGTACCTCAATACTATTATATCAATTTTATTCAATTCGCACCACTCTATTTTATCTTCATCTTTGGCTTTTGCAATAGCAAAGTCTGCCTTATTCTTATGGAAGAATGGCGTGTACTTATAATGTTGTTGACCATGCACCTCTACAGCTAGCATAATCTGTGGTATATAAAAATCTAAATATAATACGCCCTTTCTGTGCGATGGCGTACTTCCCGGCAATTTTACTTCTTCAAGTATTCTATAACTATGGTAGATAGTCTTCAAGAGATTTCTTGCGCGAACGTGGAACTTTGATCTCTTCCGTTTGTCGTTTGCGTCTACTGAATAGCTTGTTAAATTCCAAGCNTACTCTCTCCCATTTATACCAATAACTTTCATTCAATAGTCCTATAATAAGTTTAGCTAGTATTACACCAGCGGCAATTTCAAGAATATCAATTATACTCATTTTTTAACTTCCGTGCTGCCCCTAGTGTTTTTAGGCACGTAGGGGCAGTTTTTACAACCACTGCCGCAGCAGACACCTCTGCTTAGTAAGTATTCTTTACTGAGAGGTTTTGTCATTTACATTCCTATATTCTTCGTCAGTCCACATTTTATAAACTAAATAGAAGTCTCTTGGCTTCCATTGTTGTACCTTTTCCATCTCTGACACTTCTCCCCGTGGTATAGAGAGAAGCATCATAATATATGAAAGGCACAATAAAGCAATAATTATATTACTAGTTTTAATCAATGCTTCCTACTTCTCCACCAGCACGGGTAATAGCACCAGCAAATACTCTCAAGTCTACGTTATCATTCACAGTTCTAGTAGAACCATCTGCATATACTGTATTCATAACGCCGGGATGCATACTATACGCTTCGCCATCATTAATCACATTAAATGGTACATTGCCAGCACAGCTCTTGCATTTGTCG